TCCCGCAACAGGACACGCTTTAGGGGAGATTATATTAGAGCATCCGGATTGTACAAACCCCGGCCGAGCCTATAAACAATGCGCCCACGGCTGCGGCGAAAGGACCGAAGAATACGAATTGCCTCCCACGGGCCACTCCTGGTATGCGGATTATAGCACTGCAAGATGCACGGATAACGGAGTCTGGCGCTGCCGTACTTGCGGTGCTAGCGACGATACGGTTGAAGTCGAGCCCCGCGGGCACGACTGGGTAACTATACATACCGTTCCGGCAAGCGGAGATCAGCCCGGCAAGGAAATCCAGTACTGCACCCGCTGTGGTACAAGGCAGGATATAATCCTCGGATCCACCGAAGGCGGAGACGAAGGTGAAGGTGAAGGCGGAGGTGGAGGCGAGGAGCATGTATGCGAATTTACGGAGCCACATACAATTCAGCAGCCCAGCTGTACGGAGCCGGGATTAAAAGCTTACAAGTGCACATGTGGAAATATAGGAAGCACAACAGAGGAAATCGCGCCCCTTGGACACCAGTACGAGAGAAAAGTCATAAAGCCGCCCACCTGTACCGAAGCCGGAGAGACGGGCGATGTATGCGTCCGTGAAGGATGCATGGATATAAGAGATGGTTCGGCGGAGCCGATAGCTGCTCTGGGGCACGAGTGGGAGAGAGTCGTCAAGAAAGCACCCACCATAGATGAAACCGGTTTGTATGTTAATAGGTGCATAAGATGCAATGAAGAGGAAGCCGGTTCAGAGGAAGAAATACCTCAACTCCAGTATACGCAATGTGAGCATGAGTGGAAGACCATTGTTACGCGATGGCCGACCTGCACAGAGAAAGGTTTGGAGCGCACACACTGTGAGCTTTGTGAGATTGAGCACCCCGACTCTCCGCATCAAATCCCCGCTCTCGGACATAATTTGGAAATCAAATATCATCGGCTACCCAGCTGCACTCGGACAGGAATAAATGTAATGCGTTGCCAAAATCCCGGTTGCACTTTTGAAACGACATTAACTTACCCTCTCGAGAGCCATTCTTGGATGACACAGGTAAAGCGGCAGCCTACCTGCACGGAAGCCGGGCTCTCCGTTGAGGTCTGCAGCGAATGCGGTCAGGAAAGACCGAACTCGGGAACGCCGATAGAACTTGCAGAACACCAGTACGAAAGGACGACAATATTAGAACCCAAATGTCTGGAATACGGAAAATCGATTATGAAATGCACTGTGTGCGGCACTGAAGACCCGGACACGGAGGAACGGATAGACCCGCCCGGACACAACTGGGAGTATCAGGTAATAGAAGAACCCAGCTGCGCCGAAAAAGGTTGGAAACAAAAAATCTGTACCGTGTGCGGCAGAGAAGGCGATCTGGATCTTATCGATAAACTTGAACATGACTGGGTGCAGGACGAAGATAAGGACCCCACATGCACGGAGTGGGGGCGGCTCAGCGGGCACTGCGCAATATGCGGCCATACTGAGTCTTTAGATTTAGAACCCCACGGGCACGACTGGATAGATGTCAAAACCATCCGCGAGCCCAACTGCAAAGACCCCGGTGTAAAACTCGTAAAATGCAGAATCTGTAATGAGGAAGAGGAGCAGGCCATACCCACCATCGATGAGCACGACCTGGTGGAAGAGATATTGGTAGAGCCGACCTGCACGGAATGGGGAAAGTTCCGTATGTATTGCAAGATATGCGGCCGTGAACCCGTCAAGGGAGATAAGCCCCCTAAGGGTCATACCGAGGTGCCGTTAGAAGACGAACCCTTAAGCTGCATGCAGGGCGGCACGGTAGGAGCGACCAAGTGCAGCGTCTGCGGAGAAATTCTCAATAAGGGAACATATCGCCCCGCCATCGGGCATCACAACTGGGGGGACGATAATGTTTTAGAACCCTCGACTTGTACGACGCGCGGAAGAGCTCAAGACTTCTGCACGGTATGCGGCGTGGAAAGAATAAGAGATCTGCCTATCGAACCCCACGACTGGCGGCTGGTTTCGCTTTATGCTCCCACTTGTGTTGCGGAGGGCGCAGAACAATGGGAATGCCAAACATGCGGGCGTAGAGGAAGAGTTGAGTATGTTTCGAAGAGCGAAGAGCACAAATGGCTTACAAGGCAAGGCAAAGAAGCGACATGTTCGGAACCCGGCTATACCGAATCCATCAGTTGCGAGTTATGCGGGAAAATTCAAAAGTATCCCGAGCCGATTCCGACCACTCCGCACAAGGAAGTAATTATCCACTCCATGAGGCCGACCTCGACGCTGGAAGGGCGGACAGAAGGTATACGCTGCGAAAGATGCGGGATCTGGATTATCGAGTGCAAAACGCTTCCGAAGCTGGCACCCGAAAGAACAGAAAACGATGTAAGCGAGCAGCCTGCGGGCTGGGCCAAGGGCTCCGATGAGACCGCGAGCTTCAAATCGGAGGCCGACATAGACGAATTCTCGCACGTCGCGGTGGATGGCGAAATGGTAAACGAATCCAACTACGACTTAAAGGAAGGTTCCACCATAGTCATCTTCAAGCCCGAATACCTTGAAACACTGCCCCTCGGCGAGCACGAGGTGGAAATCGTTTCGATAGCGAGCTCCGCCTTCGGTACGCTCAATATCACAAGCAAGGAAGCTCTGGCCGCCTTGCTGGAGCAGGAAGCCCGGGAAGCTCTTGCCGCTCAGGAAATTCAGCCTGCTCAAGAAGCCGATGCCGCAGCAAGGGGGCTAGGAAACAGCTACTATTACATATTGCCGGCGCTGATAATATTGCTCGCAGGAGGAGTGTTCCTGGTGCTGCACAAGAGGAGAATGGCGAAGTAATCAGATTGAAGCTCAACTTTTAAAACATCATAGCATATATTTCAACGGATACGGCAATCGATACAACAACGTCGATTGCCGTATCCTTTTACGCTTTAGAGATTCGTCTGCAACAAGATGATATTGCATAATGAGCCATTGTAAGTTATGCTCATTTCTAATATTATAATCTCGTGTTTGACGGGGATGACTAATGAAAAACATTCTGAAAATCACGGATAATCTTCCGGGCAAATGCTATTGCGGGCATGATTGTTCGCGCTGTATTACCTATTGCGCTACGATAAGCAATGATGAAAAGTTGAAAACGCAGGCACAGGAATTTTATAAGAATCAATTCGGATATGATGTATCCATCGACGAAGTGCACTGTCTTGGCGGCCGCTCTTCTGAAATATTCGCATTGTGCATGGACTGCCCTTTCATAAAATGCTGCAGGGAAAAGGGAATCGCCGCCTGCGTGGATTGCGAGCTGTACCCTTGTGAAAAAATCAGCGGCTACGAGAAGGAATACGTGAATAAATACCACCAAATGCCGGAGTCTGATGCGATGACTCTGAATGAGGCATAAAAGCCATGACAGACGCAATAGTGGCCATTCTCTCGGGGAACAAGGCGACAGTTTATCTCTACGCTTCTGTGCCTCTTGATGATTTTAAGCTTGCTTGGAGTGACATAGATATTTATATCGACAAGAGCTCATGGGTTTTGCTATAATCAGAAAACAGCAATAATGAACGTAGCAACAGACAATTGAGCAAGTACCGGTGTTGAGCGGGGGTTGGCAAAATGTATATTTTGGAGTTCTATCAGGATGGAACGGAAATACAGGTGGCGATCTTCGATACGCTCGAAGACGGAAGGGCCTTTCTTTCTCTTCTTCCAAGCTACGAGGTCGAAGACGACAACGGTTCGGTATACGAATATATTACGGCAAAGGCCTTGCCGGATTATATGGAAGTGGAATTCAAAGGAAATGTCATCCCCATTTCGAGATTTATGTTCCCCGATAGGGGCAGAGTGGAGATTTTTTGGGAAGAGCTGCCCAATCTGTCCGAAGCGGGCAGCGGTATGGTAGAAGGTTACACCAGGGTAGACGCTTACAGCATCCCCAACGACGAAGCAAAGGAATACATAGCAAATCGGGAAGACACATACGAATCGGTCAAAGCGCATTTGGGGAAAAAGGGCTTTGAGGTTTGCAGAAGTTTTCACGGATCACAGGACGGAGAGGCTATATTATACAGAAAATCCGGCTCCAAAAAATGGCATTTTCTATCCCATTTGGATCCTGCATTCTGCGATCAGGAGAATGTGCTTGGCGAAGTTGACGACATAATTTTTGATTTGGAATACAGTTTGTAAACTTTGCCGTTACGGGCATCGCCTGGCGGAACAAAGAGAAAATATTTTCTTTACGGAGGAGAGAAATGCTGAACATAAGAACGGCAAACGAAGACGAGTATCAGGCGGTGAGAGCCCTGTATCATTCCATGATAAGGGCCATGCAGAAGGCCGAATACACATCGGGCTGGGAGATAGACATTTATCCCGCGCCCGAGTATCTGCAGGAGGTCATAAGCAAGAAGGAAATGTATGTGGGAGAAATCGACGGGGAACTGGTCGCCGCCATGGTCGTCAACCACGACTTCAACGAGAGCTACAACGACTTCGACTGGCCCACGGAAGCCGCCGCAGACGAGATTACGGTAATCCATGCGCTCGGGGTTCACCCCGACTATTTCCACCGCGGCATAGCAAAGCAGCTGGTGCGAAAGGCTGTTGCCATCGCCCGCGAAAACAATCAAAAGGTCATAAGGCTCGACGTTCTTGCCGGGAATCTCCCCGCAGAAAGGCTCTACGAGGCGGAGGGTTTCCGCCACCTTCACACTCTGCCGATGTTCTATGAAGACACCGGCTGGACGGACTACGAGCTTTACGAATTGGTGCTCTAAAAGGAAAACTGCCGGAACTGTGAAATCCCGAGTACCGGCAGTTTTATTTTGAAATACGGAAATAGCGGCGTTAAGCTATAGTCCTTAAACGGAAGATATCGCTCAATTTATCAATCCATTGTGCGAAGCGCCGTGTTTTTTTTGTGCTTTCTTCGGGGACATGAGGCGACTGCCGCATAAAATAGTCCTGCGAATCGAAGGGCATGTCGCTGTGTTTGCGGCAATATGAGCCGTCCGATAGCATTATACTCGCCTTGGCGGTGTCGCTGAGCTGAGATTCCAACAGCCATTTCAGTTGTTCGCGAATCCGGACATCGTATACGGGGCAGGCGATTTCGACGCGGCGGTTGAGATTGCGGGTCATAAGGTCGGCGGATGAAATGTAGAACTCGGCGTCTTCTCCGCGTCCGAACATATATATACGGGAATGTTCAAGATAGCGACCGACAATACTGGTGATATGGACATTTTCCGTGTAGCCGCCAACACCCGGCAAAATACAGCATATACCTCGTATTATGAGCTGAATCTCGACCCCCGCCTGCGAAGCCTTCATTAGCTGATCAATCACTTCGCGCTCGGTGACGGAATTAGCCTTGATGCAGATGTAGCCGTCCTCGGTGTCTGTTCCAATCTGCAGGGCATTTCTTACGGCAGGGTCCAGTCCCTCACCGGCACGAGCACGCATAGCATTCCAGAAAGACCTCTTGTATTCATCACTTGCTCTGCCGGTCTTTTCCTCTGGTGTTTTTGAAGGAGCATTTGTAATCGGGTTACTGGTTGCCTTTTCCAGTTCTGCATCAATGACAGACTGACGCTCCAGCCGCTCGATTTCCTTGCCAAGGGCAACGACATCCGCCTCCATCTTGTCATAAGTGGCGGTATCTTCTGCAGATACCAAACCGTCACCGCTGCGTTTGGTATCGAGGAATGCCTTGGCTGCATCCCAGGCCTTTGCACGTTTTTCACGCAATTCAAGAATCTTATTCATAGTTTTTTCCTCCTAAAATTTAATGGCTAATTAAAGAGAGCCGCTTATCCAGCGACTCAATTGGTGTACCTGTTTTTTGTTTTTGCTTGGGGATTTTCCCAAGCAGGGAGTTTGCCACGGCCGCACGGGAAAACATCAGCATTTGCCCCGTATCAAGGGGAGTGCGTTCTTCCTCAGTGAAGAGCAGTTTATCGGCAAAACCCAGCTCAATTGCCTTGTTGGCATTCATCCATGTTTCTGCATCCATAAGGTGCGAAAGTTTTGTCCTGGACAGCCCCGACTTTAGTTCATAAGCGTTGATAATACTTTCTTTCACTTCATCCAGCAGGGCTTTGGCACGGAGCATTTCTTCACTGTCGCCGATTGCGATGGTGGAAGGATTATGGATCATCAGCATGGATACAGGGGACATATATACATCTCCGCCTGCCATAGCAATGACCGATGCCGCACTTGCCGCCAGACCGTCAATCTTTACGGTAACCTGTCCGGTATAGTCCATCAGCATATTGAATATCTGAGCCGCCGCAAACACATCACCGCCGGGGGAGTTAATCCAGACCGTGATATTGCCGGAGCCTGCCATCAGGTCATCTTTAAATAGCTTAGGCGTGACTTCATCGCCCCACCAGGTCTCTTCGGATATTACTCCGTTTAAATAGAGGGTGCGTTCCCCGTCGGAATCACGTACCCAGTTCCAGAATTTCTTCATTCGGTTTCCTCCAATCTGTTTTGTTTTGCAAATGCACCTGCATCCGCCAATTTGGTCATGTTTCCGTTAATCAGATATAAATCACCGCCTTCCTCGGCAGAGATACGGTTCATATCCTCAAGTTCCCGGATATCATTGGCTGAGAGCCAGCCGTTCTGTCGTCCGGTGGCATAACCGCTCATGCGGCTGCTGTAATCACCTCGCAACAGTCCGTCAAGATTGAACTTCAAAAATAAAGAAGGCTTTTCAGACGGCAATATGAGTGATTGCTGAAGTGCCTGTTCCCAACGAATCACCCACGGATTGAGTGTGTATTTCACAAACTCCAATGACTGCTGTTCTATATTAGAAAAACTTGACTTATCAAGGTCAGCTACCATATGGGGCGGCACTCTGAAGATTCGAGCAATCTCATTGATTTGAAATTTCCGAGTTTCTAAAAACTGTGCCTGCTCAGGCGGGATACCAATGGACTGAAACTTCATGCCTTCCTCTAAAACCGCAACCCGGTGGGCATTTCCACTTCCTCTGTAGGCACTGTTCCAGCTGTCCTTTACCTTTTGCGGGTCTTTGACTACTCCTGGATGTTCCAGCACTCCGCCCGGATTTGCACCGTTGGCAAAAAAGGTCGCACCGTATTCCTCGGTGGCAAGTGCCATGCCGACTGCGTTTTTCGCCATTGCTATGGGCGAGTAGCCCACCAGTCCATCAAAGCCAAGTCCCGGAATATGCAGCACCTCATCTTTGCGAAGAGTGATCGTATCCCTTGCCGGATGAATACGGCTTTCATTGTAGTCAAGGCGGTAGGTGTAGTAGAGATTTCCATTTGCCGCCCGGCTGACATCCATCTTGTTTGGCAGTAAGGGATAAAGAGCAATTACCTGTCCCCGGCCATCACGGACAATCTGGGCATAGGCATTTCCCCAAAGTAAAAGATGGCTCATCAGCGTTTCTCTAAACACAAATGAAGTCATCTCCGGATTTGGTTCATCATGCAGGATGCGGTAGAGCGGGTGGGTAAAGATACGCTCCTTGCCACCGTTTTCTTTGTAGCGATATACATGAACGGGAAGTCCTGCAATGGCCTCTGCCAGAATTCTCACACAGGCATATACCGCTGATGTCTGCATGGCTGTCCGTTCATTGACCGTTTTACCGCTGGTAGTTCCTCCAAAGAGGAAAGAAAACGAACTACCAATGCTATTCTGAGGCTTATCTCGTGGTCGAAACAAACCTGAAAAGATACCCAATCTGCATCACCTCCTTAAAAATGGGCATGAAAAAAGCACCTGTTTTCACAGATGCCTTTAATTAGGTTGTTAGGGGTTTATACTTCCGGTACAGTAAATGAACCGTTCTCGATTCTACTTAATAAATCGCAGGCCGTTTTCGCAGCTTCAGGGAACTCTCGTTGCAATCTGCTGGAACTGACCGCCACTTCTAATGCTTGTATAATTCGTCCAGCACGGATTATTCGCCAAAGAGAATTCACACGTGTTCGAGTACCGCTTTCTTCTTTATCGAAGCCTTCACCGTTATCAAAAATCTCCTCTACAAGATGAGTTCTCTTGATTTCATCTTTCAGTTCATCAATGCGAATCAAAAAGGCTTCTGTATATAGTGCAACAAACCATAGACCAGCGGATCGATATGCATTTTGAAATTGCTTGTCTGTAATTGTTAATTGCATTTTTATCACCTCCACCTTAAATATAACATGAATATGTGCAGCTGGCGTATAATTTTGTAGAATCATACGACGGCTGCAGTATGGAGGTTTTTATGGCATCTATAACTTGACTTTCATCTGTTTCAGAGCGTATATATGCATACGGAAGATTTCAGTCAAGTATTAAACCTTGCCTTCCGATATTTACGAAAGGCGGAAAATAAAATGAATGTATTTAATTCTATGGAAGGAATACTGGGAGACACAAGCACACAGCATCTCCAGCGTACCTTTGCACAGTTTATTGAACAATCTCGGCTCATAAGGAGTCGGCTGGGAAAGCAGGCATACCTGTTCGACCAGTATCTGAACCTTCTGCTTGAATCGGCAAATGCCGAGCTTGCCTACGATGCGGCAAGCAGAGGTTTTGACGGCGAGTCACCAATAATCAGGATGTGCGTGGAGATACTCCGGCACAAACCACAGGATACAGAAAACCCTCTTTACGACATCATGGAGTCTTATATCGATGCTAATCCACTCCCATATCAAGAAGATGGAACGAAACAATCAATATACTGCTCCATGCTCTCGGGCGAACTCCTTGATGGTGCGGTTAAGCTGTTCGAGGAGGAACTCACCGAGAAATTTCGAGCAGTTGTCGATATCGTTGACCTGAGAGATTTATACCGCAAAATATGTGCGATACTTGGAAGCGAAGATGAGATGGAAAAGCTACATCTTCTTTTTCGCCAACGATTTTTAATCGCCACTCCCATAGCCATATTTATGCAGGGAGTAACAAATCAACTCATGTATTCGCTCCTGCACCGTGACCGGGAAACATCAAAGCAGGTTTTCCAGTTAATTCTTGACGGCACACTGAACATACCGGACTGCCTATAATATCAGAAGCCCACGGTCGTTGTACACGCTTTCGCTGTTATCATTACCACATCGTATCGCACGGTCGAGAGCTATGATGGTTGCCACTGCTCCGTCAATCTTCTCTGTAGACTTTTCCTTGTCGGGCTTAATGTTTCCGGCAGGGTCTGTGCGTATAAAGATGTTATCCATCATCCACCTAAGAACCGGATGCCCACCATGAGCGATTTTCTGTTCTAATGTCAGTTTCATCAGTTCTTTGGTGGGAGGAGACATATCCTTAAAACCCTGACCGAAGGGTACGACCGTAAATCCAAGGCCCTCAAGGTTCTGCACCATCTGTACAGCACCCCAGCGGTCAAAGGCAATTTCACGGATGTTATATTTTGTGCCAAGCTCCTCAATGAAGGCTTCGATAAAACCGTAATGGACTACATTTCCCTCAGTGGTTTTTAGGAATCCTTGCTTTTCCCACAAGTCGTAATTGACATGGTCACGGCGAACACGAAGGTCAATGTTATCTTCCGGTATCCAGAAGAAGGGCATGACGCTGTATTTATCATCCTCGTCCACCGGCGGAAAGACCAGAGCGAAAGCCGTAATGTCTGTGGAAGAGGAAAGGTCAAGCCCACCATAACAGACCCGCCCTTTCAAACTATCCATATCAACATTAAAAGCACAGGCATCCCACTTATCCATAGGCATCCAGCGAATGGCTTGTTTAACCCATTGGTTCAGCCGAAGCTGCCGGAAGCTGTTCTCCTCGGCAGGGTTTTGTTTTGCCGACTCAAAAGCTGCCTTGACCTTATCCATGCCAACCGTGATGCCAAGAGAAGGATTCGCTTTTTTCCAGACCTTTGGGTCTGTCCAGTCATCATCCGGGTCGGCACCGTAAATCACTGGATAGAAGGTAGGGTCATTTTTTCTGCCGTTTATGATATCCAGTGCCTTTTGGTGTACCTCCCAGCAGATGCTGTTCTGGTTATCCCCGGCAGTAGTTATAAGGAAATACAGCGGTTGCATCCTGGCATCGCCACTGCCCTTGGTCATAACATCATAGAGTTTTCGGTTCGGCTGGGTGTGAAGTTCGTCAAATACTACTCCATGAGTATTGAAACCATGCTTGTTTCCCACATCAGCAGAAAGCACTTGATAGGTACTGCCCGTTGGCTGATAGATGAGACGTTTCATGGAATCAAGAATCTTTACCCGCTTTGCCAGAGCGGGACACATCCGCACCATATCTGCCGCTACATTAAAAACAATGGATGCCTGATTACGATCGGCGGCACAGCCGTAAACCTCGGCTCGCTCTTCATTATCCCCACAGGTGAGCAACAGGGCAACTGCCGCCGCAAGCTCACTTTTCCCCATCTTCTTCGGTATTTCCACATAAGCGGTATTAAACTGCCGGTAGCCATTTGGCTTTAAAGTTCCGAACACATCACGAATAATCTGCTCCTGCCAATCAATCAGGTCAAAGGGTTTACCTGACCATGTTCCCTTGGTATGGGAGAGTGCCTGTATGAAGGACACAGCATAATCGGCGGAGGATTTATCGTAGACCGAACCGGTCGCCATAAATTTTGTAGGTGTGTATTTCTTGAGTTTTCGTATTTCCACCGCCTCCTTTTGAGCATAAAAATAGACCTGCATCAAGCAAGCCTTCAAAATCTATCTGTACGAGAAACAGAGCCTTTAAGGCACTGTTCTCAAGTTAATACCTTCTTATTTTTCTTCACCGGTTAATATAAAATGAGCGTATTCCTTGCGGTTCTCTTCGAGATAAACCACCAACTCGTAAAAGCCCATTTCATGAGCAAGCTGCTGAACTGCAGTTGTATCAAACATATTTGCAAGCCCGGTGCTGCGGATTGTGAGTATCTGTTCCTTTACCTTTTTATCCATTTTCGACCTCCATACAATCCTGTACCGCCTGTTTAAGTATGACCGTGTCAAGACCTGCACTTTTGTAGCCGTCTAATATAACGCTGTAATAATAGCAACTGGGAGTGCCAAGTGGTCTACCTTCGTTCATGATATATACCATAGTTTCTATATTCTTTTTCCCAAGTTGCACTTTGATATTTTCCTTTCTATAGAGGAAAGGGAAACCCTCGTAGCGGTCGAGTGCCGCCTCGTCAGCAGGGGTAATCTCCCACAGAAGGCACGGCACGGACTTGCCCTTAAAAGGCTCCACGGTCGCCACAGCGCCGCCGTGTCCGCCTCGAAACAATAACTGGTAGTCCTTCAAAACCACTGGTCCGACAGGCTTTGCTGTGGGGCAACGGTGCGCCATCTGCTCAAGATTAAGGTTTGAGCCATAGGCGAGATAGAATGTTTTATTCATTGTCTTTGTCCTCCTTGTTTTTACAAGGCAACCGCTCAGGCTGCCCGAAATCGCCAAGCTGCCGAGCCATCCAAGTGGGCGGTCAAATGTTCACGGCAGTTTGCGAACTCCTCGCCGATAAAGCCGATGCGGTTTAAGTAGGTGCGCATTGCGAACTTTTCGTTTTCGGTCTGAGGTTTCTTTGCAGAAGCACATTTTTGTGTGAGTGCCTGTTGGTTCAGTGCAAGGGCAAGGACAATGTAGCTCCTTATTTTTCCTGCATGAAGTTCGCTGTTAAAACCTCTAAGCTCGACTGTGTGGTGACCGTTGAAAAAGCTATGCAGGTTAAGGAAATGGTAGCGGCTGTTGTGATAATGTGTTCCTCGGCTTTCGCTGTAACCTTCGTACCAAAGGTTTTCAATCTGCTCCATCGTGGTCGGTTTCTTGCGGTTTATTTTGTCTACCAGAATGCTGTCCATCTTTTTGCAGTACCTCATCCTTTCTGGTGCAATCTGCAAGGCTTTGTAAAAAAGGTCATTCTTGCTTGCGATGATGTTGATAATGTTTCGCAGGCTTCTTGGGGTATGCTTTGCGCCGTCCAAGTGAATGTGGATGCCGCAGGAGGCGTTTGTAAAGCCGCCGGCTTTTCTAATTCTGCGTACCAGTTCCTGTAGTGTTTCAATGTCTTCCTTGTAAGTTAAAATCGGGCTGACCAGCTCAACGCTGTAATCTTTTCCTGATGCGATTTTCTGTCTGCCTTGCCTCTTTTGGCAGTGGATGCTTCCGTCATAGGTAAGCTTCCAAACCCTGCCGTCTGGGGCAGTAACCTTCTTGGTGTCGTAGTAGGTGCCGCCTTCGCTGTAAGTGCCCTGTAGGAATTCTGCGGTAATTCTTGCTGCCTTTTCCCTTGTGATTCCTGTTAGTTCAATCTCGATTCCAAACCTTGTTTTTAGCATTTTCTTGGCTCCTTTAGAGTGTGTATTCCCCTTGGGGTATGTACATATATCACTCTAAAAGACATAAATAGCAAGACAATTATTCGATAAAGGCAATCATTTTTTACACAATCTTACTCCGCTTTTTCAAGGGGAAAGTGTGTATATTATTCTTCGATTTTCTTGCACAAATCCTCGCCATAAACCACTTGAAGCGAACTGCCGTTGTCCCACGCAACTCCCAAGCTACCGATGTCATCAACATACCGCACGGTGCCTTTTGTGCCGATTGGCGGTGCCCCGACATCGTCCATTCGAATAAGTTCTACTCGGCAGCCAACCGGATATTGTCTGCGAACACGCTCCACGGTTTCTCTTGAAGGAAAGTTATTCATCATCAGAACCCCCTTTAGCCGGATTTTTGAACGCTGAACTTCCAGTCAGTTTAGAAAGCAGTATTTTTCGTTCTTCTTTATATTCCGCACCGATGAAGCCGAGGCGGAGGAGGAAGCAGCGGAAGGCATACTTTTCGTTGTCCACAGGTTTTTCAGTTGCAATAACTCTTTTTTGTGTTTTTGCCATCTCACAAAGGGCTGCAATTAACTGGGTGTATGCTCTGGTTTCCTTGCCGTTATCAGGGTTAAAAGTAAACCAGGGAAAGCTTAAGGTTTCTTCTGTCCGCTCGATGTTTAAATTCTCTGCTCCTATGGCTTTCTTGATGAGAGAGGATTTGCTTGCCACGAGCTTCTGAAGGTTATCAAAAGTTTCATCTGTAAAACCCTCTGCGGGCATTTCAATTACCAACCGGTCAGGCATTGTGCTGTATGCAGGCGGCTCTTCATAATCACGGTAAGGGCTAACACTGCCACCAAGAGCAGCTTCATAAGGAATTTGGATATCTTCCGGTACTGGTTCTGCTTCTGGAAGTGGAGCGTCATATTCTTCTGTAATTGCCTTGAAGTCGTGTAAACCTTGCAGGTCAGCAACTAAGCCATGATTGTCCTCACCTTCAAGCATTCCATTCTTATCAATGTGGTAGCCCCCAACCTCGTAGGCGAAGGTAGGCGCACCGAGGTATTTTGTCGGAGCATTTAGTTCCTGGCTGATTGCTCCCACCAGCGATTTTCGTTTTGGTCCTGTTACATTGTAATTAATCTTCATTTTGTGTACCACCTTTCATTTTTCGGTACTACATATATCACTCGAAGTGCTGTAAATAGCAAGTCATTTAGAGCATTATCTGTAGAAAAGACTCTCCGATTATTCGGTGGTTTCTTGTGTAGATAACACAATGCCCATCAGCACAAAACAAACGCAGGGCAGAGCGACTCCGTTGCCCCACATCTTATATTCTGCAGAATCAGAGTGAGGGTTTTTAAGCCATTTTATAATCTGGTTTCTGCTTTTTGGTCTACTGCTTTTACCGATGATTTTACGGTGGGTTTCCCAAACTTCCGACCAGAATGAAATATCCTCCTCAGTCGGATTTTCAGTTCCGAGGCTGGAACACCAGTAATCCGGGAAACCCTGCAAGCGGGCGCATTCGGTTGGGGTAAGCCTGCGAACGATATAATCTGGTTCATCATTTTTCTTAACAGGAATAAGCATATCATTTAAAGCATCCTGTCCATTAAAACCTCCGGGATGCGCCCCTGCTGAAATCGTACCGGTTATATTCTGATAAGGTTGTGCCACAGCTGATGGACCTTGAGCGTTTAGTGTTGATGAAATACCGTCTTCTGTTATTCCTAAATTTTTGGCATAATTCTGTCCGCAGTTAAAGGTTTCTCTGTCAAGTGCATATACAACACCATGTCTATCCACAGTATTAAGAGTAAAAGAAACATCTTCGTCAACACCGCTACCTTGAGGACCGTTTTTGTCTTCACGGCCAATCATTGATCCTTGCAGAGCAACCACGGCAATGCCACCTTGATTGCATCCCGGATTTCCACCGTTCGCATCAAGGGTGCGGGAGGTTTTAGTTTCATAAATACCACTGTGCGGATTGTCCGACAGCATGGAGTTGCTCTTATCGGAACATATTCCGTAAGCAGTGGGTACAAAAACGGTCTGGTCATTATTGCATGAGAGGGTGGCTGACATATCATCTTGAATCAGTGCACCTTTGCCGCCGCCTTCACAACCGGAACGGATTTTCAGCGTTTTAGGGGTTGGCTCAAATACACACTGGGTTCCTTTATAATCTGTACTGGTTAGCGTATTTGCCAAATCTTCACCAACCGTCAAAGCATATTGTCTTTCATTCATCACAAGCGGCACATTGCCACCGCCCGTTCCCATACGGGAGGTTAGTGTCTGCACTTTGCCGTCCTGTTCAATTCTGCACCTGCCGTCTGTGGGATGATTTTCAATTGCAATAGCAGTTTGATTATCTCCCATGTTTGCTCGAAGTGAACCGCTTATATTTTCATCTGTATGCCCGCCAACACGAGAAGCCGCACCCGGCTCAAATGACAGAACAGTTCCCGGAACTACCCCTGCACGGAGAGTAGGAGAGCGTTCTTCCTCATAACCGATACCCCGGCTCTTAGAACTGTGTTCAGTACAAAAGCCGCTTGCCTGTAAAACACAGGGCTGGTGTCCATGCTCCTCAGCACGGAGCGTTGCGGAAACATCCTCCGAAACTGACATGACGCTGCCACCCTGGTCATTTAGGCAAAGAACTCCATTTCGACCTGTAGACACTCCGCAATTGACGCCTATCGTAGAAGCTACTTCGCCATTGACAGCGAAGTTATATCCGTCAAAGCCTGCTGTTCCAGAGCCGACTTCAGCATTTCCGGTAGTTCCTTTCCACGGGCTGCCGCACGGCGTAAAATTCCTTGACAGGCCTTCTGACTCAAATAGTATTTCTCCGGCACTTCTTCCTGTAAAATCTGCGACAAGGTAGATTCTGCGTCGCCGTTGGGGCACTCCGAAATATTGCGCGTCAATAGTTCTGTAAGCCACGCTCCATCCGTCTCCCATATAGCAGTCTGCATAAGCCCAGCGTCCTTTTTCAGGCAAAGGCACCTCGGCTGCCGGTTCTTTGACACCGATGACCGTTTCGAGGACTGCTTGGAAGTCGGCTCCTTTATTTGAACTGAATGCGCCGGGGACATTTTCCCAGACTGCATATCTTGGATATTGTCCATTGGTTTTACACCTCATTTCCTTAATAATCCGTATAGCCTCATAAAAAAGGACGGATTGTTCTCCGTCCAGACCGGCTCTTTTCCCGGCAACCGACATATCGGTACAAGGTGAGCCAAAAGTAATTATATCTACAGGCGGAAGTCCCGCACCGTTTAGTGTGTTTATATCCCCATAATGCTTCATCTGGAGGATTCGTTTGGTGGTGACTCGAATGGGAAACGGCTCAATCTCCGAAGCCCACAAGGGTTCAATACCGCAGAGTAGACCGCCCAAGGGAAAACCACCACTACCGTCAAAGAGAGAGCCGAGGGTAAGTTTAGTCTTCATCGGCACTCACCTCCGGCAGGTCACTATATCGGATTTCCGAGCCATTTCTCAAAAGAAACACACCATCAGAGCTTCCAGCTTGCTCAATATACCGATTTACAATGACATCGCAGTATTTCTCATCAAGCTCAATGGTGTAGCAAATACGCTCAGCCTGCTCACAGGCAATGAGTATACTTCCTGAACCGCCGAAAGGATCGAGCACGATGCAGTTGGTAAGGCTTGAGTTGAGAATCGGGTATGCTACCAGTGCCACAGGTTTCATGGTTGGATGGTCAGCATTTTTCTTTGGCTTTTCAAATTCCCATATGGTTGTCTGTTTTCTATCTGCGTACCAGTTGTGTTTGCCGGATTTCTTCCAGCCGAAAAGAACAGGCTCATGCTGCCATTGATAAGGCGAGCGGCCGAGGACAAGGGACTGCTTTTTCCAAATGCAAGTACCGGAGAGGTAGAAGCCAGCTTCCGAGAATGCCCTTCTGAAATTCAAGCCTTCCGTATCTGCGTGGAACACATAAATAGAAGCATCTTTTGCCATTGCAGCTTCGGTGTTTTGAAAAGCTGAGAGTAGGAAGGTATAGAAGGCTTCATTTCCCATATTATCGTTTTTGATTTTGCCCGCCGTACCTTCATAGTTGACGTTGTACGGAGGGTCGGTTACCACAAGGTTTGCCAGCTTGCCGTCCATCAGAGCGGTAAAGGTGTCAACCTTGGTGGAATCACCGCAAACGAGCCTGTGCTGTCCGAGTTTCCAGACATCACCCTGCATGGTGACTGCAGGCTTTTTAAGTTCTGCATCTACATCAAAATCGTCATCATGAATACCATCCTTAAGAGAATCCTTAAATAGCGCATCCAATTCTGCAGGCTCAAAACCGGTGAGGGATACATCAAAGTCAGCTCCTTGCAGATCAGCAATTAAAAGCATCAATTTGTCTTTATCCCAGTCGCCGCTGATTTTATTAAGAGCGATGTTGAGTGCCTTTTCTTTTTCCTCGTCCATCTCAATAACCACACACTCAACTTCGGTGATGCCCATATCAAGCAGCACCTTCAAACGCTGGTGGCCACCGACAACATGAGATGTAGTCTTATTCCATATAACGGGTTCTACATAACCGAACTGCTCGATAGAGCGTTTCAGCTTTTCATATTCCTGATCACCGGGTTTTAAGTCTTTACGAGGATTATAGTCGGCTGGAATCAACAGCTCAGTTTTCAGTTTTTCAATCTGCATATTTTTCAGCCGCCTTTCTTAAATTTGTGTACATATCAACATTTTCCCAGGGGAACAGACTGGAGTTGAAATGTCCGTAAGTCGCAGTGTCGGAATAGATTACATTTCTTAAGCGCAGTTTCTCGATAATAGCAGCTGGACGAAGGTTAAACACTTCCTGCACAATATCTGCAAGCCACTCATCAGTGAGTTTGCCTGTACCAAAAGTAGTTACATCAACCGCCACGGGGTTTGCTTTACCGATGGCATAAGAAAGAGCGACCTCGCATTTCTCTGCAAGACCGCTCCATACGATGTTCTTTGCAATGTATCTCGCCATGTAGGCACCGCTTCGGTCAACCTTGGTAGGGTCTTTGCCGCAAAGAGCACCTCCGCCGTGGGAGGCAAGACCGCCATAGGTATCAACCATGATTTTTCTGCCGGTTAAACCTGTGTCGGCAGCGGGACCGCCAAGGGCAAATCTGCCGGAGGGATTGATGAGAATTTCTGTTTCATCATCAAAGGGGAAATCCTCAAAGCACTGCCACAGTACATTATTTAGAATATCTGATTTCAAATCTTCTTGGGTTTTGTCCTTATCATGCTGAACTGAAACAACAATGGTTTTTACACGCTTGGGCTTGCCATCCTCATATTCAACTGTAACCTGACATTTGCCGTCAGGCAGAATTCCTTTGATGAGTTTTCCTTTGCGGCATTCATCAATACGCTTTACGATGCGATGAGAAAGCACCAGTGGAAGGGGCAGGTTCTCACGGGTTTCATCCGTTGCATAACCATAAACGGTGCCTTGGTCACCGGCTCCAATCGAACCATACGGGTCATTGATGCCATTTCGCACTTCAAGTGCTTTGTCTACACCGGCGGCAATATCCGTACTTTGACGGTGTACAAACACAAAGACTGTAAATTTCCAAGGGTTATATCCGACCTCACGAAGTACATTTTTCACGATGAAGCGGATGTCTACTTTACCGCTGCAGGTGATTTCGCCCGCCACGATAATTTTGCCTTTAGTAGCCATGACCTCACAAGCCACACGGGAAGCTTTATCTTTACGCAGACAAGCATCCAAAATACTGTCGGCGATGAGGTCGCAGAGTTTATCCGGGTGTCCCATGCAAACACTTTCTGCTGTTTTATAAGTAATCATATTTTCCTCCAATCTATTTTCCTCGCCTTGCTGTGAGCAGGCGTTCCATGACATCGTCTTGAGGATTAACGCCGCTGTATTCACCGGTGCAGTTCTCCTTGACGATCTGGAATATCTCCATCCACAGGCGGTTGGTTTGATTCATGTAATTCTGACCCATCGCTACATAAGGGCTTTGAATGGCATTACCCGTAGTTGGATGCTTCGCTAAAAATCCATATTCAGTGACCGCTTCCTCACATTGAATCCAGCGAGCCACACTCATGGCATAGCGTTCTAAAAGCTGCGGTGAAACGAGAGCAGCACATCCGCGTTCGTTCAGCCACTGCCATGTGTTTCTGTAGATTTCACCCGCAACCAGTGCCTTGCCGTCTTTTTGTATAGCTTCAAGCATTTTATTTGGTTCAGGCATTTCAAGTCCTTTTAAATCTGCAGTATCCTTAAATTCCATTACAGTAAGCTTTCTGCCACCGGGATTGCCATCGGCGATTTTATCGGCCAGGGGCTTCTTTTTCGCACCTGCACCGACACGAGCGCCACCTCGATTAGTACCGTCTTTCGCCATATTTTTACCTCGCTTTGCTGGGTTGGGGCTATTCCCTCGTTTGAAACTGCGTTTTTTAACACGACGCCCCGCGCCGTTGTCCGCTTTGAAAAGCCGTGGAGATTTGACCGCCCCTACCGGGTACGGAAAACCCTATTCCTATGAAAACTTACGCGAATTTCTGCGTGAATGCCTGCGCCCGTTGTCCATTCAAGGAGCGCCGGAGATCTAATTCCCCCTCGGGGAGAAAGGAGAACACATGGATAAGAAAATCAAGCCTATCAGAATATCGGCATCCGTTTTGGATGATACGTTCTATGTTATCGAGTACGCCACCAGCGAAAATGCCAAGGAAACGGCATACGAGAAGATAAAACGGCTGATTATGAACGAACCGATAACTCTTGAAAAGCAAGCCTCGTAAGGCTCAAAAGAACTTGACTTCTTCACAGTAGTACGGGAATATGGAGTACCGCTTGAAGACTGTCGGGAAGGAGGTACACATGAATACAAACAGACAGTCTTCCGCTGTGAAGGAAGATAAAATAACAGCCCTCTACTGCCGTCTCTCGCGGGACGATGAGCTGCAGGGCGATTCCAACAGCATCAAGAACCAAAAGGCTATCCTGCAGAAGTACGCAGATGATAACGGTTTCCGCAATACATCCCTGTTCGTGGACGATGGTTACAGCGGTACGACCTTCGACAGACCGGATTGGAACAGGCTCATGGAACTTGTGGATGACGGCAAGGTTGGCACGATTATTGTTAAGGATATGAGCCGCCTCGGTCGTGACTACCTGAAAGTCGGTATGTACACGGAGATGATTTTCCCGAACGCCGACATCCGTTTCATCGCCATCAACAACGGCGTTGACAGCGACAATCAGGCAGAGAACGACATGACGCCGTTCATCAATATTTTCAACGAGTTCTATGCCAAGGACACGAGCAGGAAGATACGAGCTGTTTTCAAAGCAAAGGGACAGGCGGGCAAGCCGCTCTGCACGAATCCGCCATACGGGTATGTCAAAGACCCGGAGGACAAGCTGCATTGGATTGTGGACGAAGAAGCCGCCAAGGTAGTCAGAGAGATTTTCCATCTGTGCGTACAAGGCTACGGAGTGTCGCAGATCGCCAAGGAGATCACAAAGCGGCACATCATGAATCCGACCGCACACGCCAAAGCAAACGGGATAAACATTCCTGACAACAGAGACGGCGAGAACGATTATGTGTGGCGTGACAGCACAATTTCCCATATGCTCTCCCGACCGGAATACCTCGGCCACACGGTAAACTTCAAGACCTACCGCAAGTCCTACAAGCAGAAAAAGCAGCTTCACCACGACCCATCCGAGTGGCAGATTTTCGAGAACACGCACGAAGCCATCATCGATCAGGAGACTTTCGACATCGTGCAGCGCATCCGTGACGGCAGGCGCAGGGTTACGCCGATGGGCGAAATGCCCGCTCTCTCCGGTATGGTGTTCTGTGCCGACTGCGGAGCGAAGATGTATCAGGTGCGCGGCAGGAACCTTCCGCAGAGCGAGTATATGGTCTGCGCCACCTACCGCAAAAAGGGCAAGGACATCTGCCCGTCCCACCAGATACGCAACAGCGTGATTGAAAAGTACCTGCTGGCGGGCATCCGGGAAATCACAGGCTACGTGCAGGCGAACGAGGATGAGTTTGTGGAGATGGTTACGAAAAAGTCGAGAGCCGAGGTTGACAGGAGTCTCCGTGACGGCAAGCGCGAACTGGAGCAGTCACAGGCGCGTATCAGCAAACTGGACGAGATTATTCAGCGTCTTTACGAAGACAACATCGAGGGCAAGATTTCCGACGAGCGATTCGCCAAGATGTCCAAGAACTACGAAGCGGAACAGAAAACGCTGGAATGCCGGGTTACGGAGCTTCGCGGAAGGATTGCCTCCCAGCAGGAAAGCAGCGTGAATGTTGACCGTTTCCTTGCCTTGGTACGCAAGTACACGGACATCACGGAACTGACGCCGGAGATCATTCGAGAATTCGTGGAGCGCATCGAGATTTTCAAGCCGGAACAGATTAACGGACACAAGGTACAGAAAATGCGCATCGTGTGGAACTGCATCGGCGAGTTCATGCCGCCGCAGCCGCGCAAAGACGAAAAGACGGCGTAGCCACTGCTACATGACTACGCCGATTTTTTCAGGGATTACAAAATCCCTAAGTTGCACCGCCTTT